CAGCTTGTCCACGGTCTCGGCCACCTGCTCCTGTTTGCTCACCATGACCTCCATGGATGTGGCCAGGCGGTTGATGGCCTCGGTGGATTCCTCCAGCTTCTCCAGACGGTGGGTGTTGGACTTTGATCTCTGCTCCACTGCGGTCAATCGGCGCTCATGTTCCAAATCCATAGAGCATCCTCCCTCACAGGCCCAGCAGCTTGCGCCAGGTTGCGGCGTCGCACTGGCTGGTCACGGCAAGGCCGTTCTCAGCCTGGAATCTCTCCACCGCTCTGCGAGTCGCGCCACCAAAGGATGCATCCGCGCCGTAGACCGTATCGCCGGTCTTCATTTCGTAGCCGCGGCCGAGCAGAAGGTTCTGCATCGCCTTGACGGTCTCGCTCTTGTCGCCCTTCTTCAGAACCGGCAGATCGATGGCAACGACCTCTGCAAGATCTTCCTGCTCCGGCTCTTCATAGACGATATCCGGGTGATAACCCCAGCTTGTCCAAGGTCTGTCTTTCAGCTTGGACTTGTAGACGCCATACTTACGGCTCCGGCACTCGACGACCTCACCGCCACCGATGTACACGCCCACATGGCCACTAAAGAACACCAGCACACCGGGGATCTCCGGCATGGTCGCCATCTTCCCTTTGGTCTTGCAGGCGTCGCGCATCATATTGGCCGACAGATCCTGCGCAGAGTCGTAGACAGGGTTCGCATCCTCCGGGCCGTTGCCCCAAAGATAAGCCTTGATCAGGCCCACACAGTCGTGCACCTTGGCGGTGATGCCGTCATAATCCCAGGTATACTGCTTGGGATACTGCCGTTTCTTCTGCTCGTACAGTTCCTTGTTTGCCGCCTGGCCGAATGTACCGTACCAGTAAGGCCGGCCCAACTGCGCCAGGACATACTCCACAAGGCCTTTTGCTGTCTTTTTCATTGGTTATTCCTCCTCAATGTATTTCACCCACAGGGCTTCTGTGCCGGGCGTGCCAGGCTCCCAGACATTCTGACCGGCATAGTCAGACCGCCACAGTTCGCCATTGTGGGAAACGATCGCGCCCTTTTGATAGTCCTTGCTGATGCCGTCCCATGGCTTCCACGCAGGATAGCCGCCCTGCTCCTCGCCGTTGCCGCCGTCGTAGGCAGCCATGCGCACCTCCAGGGCCTCGACCTTCTCGGCAAGGGTGTGGATGAGTGCCAGGGTTTCCGGTCGCTCTGCATCAGCAGAGATGCCATCCGATGCCATTGCAAGCAGCTCGTCCATCTGCTCTTCGGTCAAGTCGCCCAGGATGTACAGCTTTTTCACCTTGTGCTGAATGTCCGCCAGCTTGTAGCCGCCGGCAGAAATGACGGATTTCAAAATTTCATACATAATCAGTTCCCCCTTATGCGTTGTTTACGACAGCCGCTTCAAGGGCGGCAAGTCGGCTCTGTAAATTGCTGATAATGGCGACAGGGTTTGCTCTGCCGGTGACCTCGGTATCTCCTGTGTCACTGTACAGGGTGTTGATACCCGACAGGGCAAGGATTTCCTGCGGTGTCAATTGGATGGTGATAGGTTCTTCTAAATCGTACTGAATCTGAAGCGGTGTTCCTGCCGCATTTTGCTCGACCAGATAGGCATTAAGCGCATCTGCGCTTTCAAAACCATAGTTCTTGATATATTGGCCTCTGCCATAAATGAAATCAGAACCCGGATGGGGTGCGAAGCAATATAGGGGGAGGTGGCTGTTTGTAAGGTTCATGTTGCTTTTTATTCCAGGAACAACATAATATGGCAAATTCCAATAATCACCGCCGATATCCGTAAACGACAGTTCCGTACCATCTACAACAAGAACTTTCCTATCCACCGTCAGCACGCCAGTATTCCAATCAAGTGTACCGCCATAGACAGTCTGTCCCAGGTCGAGTTCAAAGGTTTCGCCCCGATAGGGTTCGTAGGCGGTTGCGGTGGAGCCGATTTCGACTTGGACATTGCTATACTTTACCCAATCGCCTACTTCTAGCGAACCTCCGTATTGAAAACACATAGTAAACATGACGTATTTACAAGTTTCCTCGCCCGTAACAGTATAAGAAACAGAAGTTCCGCTTTTAACGCCACCTTCCAATACAGGCATAGATTTGTCGGTAGCATAGCCACCGTTCTGGTAGGTTATATCATTGTTATTCCCACAAGGTTCGACGTTTGTTTGTCTAATCCCTAAGAATGGAACATTATAATCGCTACTTTTCGAAGATGTATAATCGGCAGACGCGGTAATCGTTTTACCTGTCAGTTCCTTTACTGTTCCTATGATGTATGACAGATAGAACCAAGGAGATACGCCATCACGAACACTTACCATCGTAAATCCGGTGTCGCTTAGTGTTATATCCATTGCTTTATCAATCGGATTAGTGTGGCAAATTTTCGGATTCTTTGTATCAATCAAATTCTTCCCGCTTCGGGTCAGCTTAACGGCACTATGTCCGCTAATCGGGCGGATATTGTCGGGGCTGGGGTCGCCAGTTCCGCTTTGGACAGGCTCGATTTTGCTCACCACTTGCAGCGGATAGCCCTCCACGGGTTCACAGGTAACCGCAGAACCGCTTTCCGTAAACGGGGGGCATAACTTGTCCACGCCGATATTCATCTGTGCCTGCGCTTGCTGTTCCGGATTCAGCTCTTGGGGGGTGTAGGTAACGGCATCTTCAGCACTATATGCAATGAGGGTTTCCACTCTGCGTGCATATAGTTGATTGTCAATATCGATACTATATACTTTGATGCCTTCCGCTGTCGCAATCTCCGCCCTGAAAGATGCCATATTGGAGCTAGGATTTGGCAAGTATCCGCTGTATTCATAAACGATATATTTGTTATCGATGAGCTTAACGGTAGCACCTTTCCCGATGGCTGTTGCAATTTCAATAGCAGTCAAACCCGAAGTTCCGTTTGATACCAACAATCCAGTTGCACCATCAAGTTGTGCGTCTTCAAATGTTGCTGTTACGATGACATCTTTCGGCTTTTTATTTGCGGCTTCTGCGGCAGCTCCCTCAGAACGCGCCGCCGCCGCTTCCGACCGACCGACCGCTTCTTCAGCTGCCACCTGTGCCTGCAGGGCGGAAGTAGCCGATGCTTCCGCACTCCCCGCGGCATCTTCCGCGCGACCCGCCGCTCCTTCAGCTCGATCAGCAGCATCTTTAGATTCGCCAGCAGCCGCCTCAGCACGAAGAACCTCCTGCTGTGCTTTACTAAATATCTCTTCCCGAGTACCAGTCATATCCAAAAGATCTTGCCAACCGTCTTCCGGCTCCGGTTCTTCGGTGTTTTTTACTCTTCGCCACTGCAGCTTATCTCCCACATATCGCAGCTCTACATTATCGCCATGCAGAGAGGCAAGCCACTGTTCGATCGTACCCTTGAAGCCATGTTTTACTGCAATGCCGTATGCCGTAATGTAATAAGGCGGTTTATCATGCATTCCCATAGTAATCCTCCTCCCTGTAACCCTGTCCTGGTGAGTAGGTGCGGATAAACCAGTTTACGAAATTTTCATAATGGGCATTGAACATCTCCATGCTGTTTTGATACTTGCTGTATTCACCATTGGCAAAATCGATCTTCGCGCACAGGTACTGCTCATAAATGCCATCATGAGGAAAGCCTACCAACAGCTCCCTATCCAATGCATCCGGATATTTACATTCCATTTGACAGATATCGGGACTGGCCATCAGCATCACATCCGCAGTAATTAGTCCCTCCAGTTCACCGATCCACGCCAGTTTTGTTTTTTCCCTAAATGCATTGGGCTTTATGTCATCGACTCGCTCAATGATCTCACGAATGTTCGCCATAAATCCTCCTTCTTGCAAAAAGGGCATGGGCGCATTGCCCACGCCCTTTGCGTTATGTAGTACCTGTATTACACATTCAGCTTGGCCAGCTCGGTGCCGCCGGCGATGCCGCCGATGCAGGCAAACCGCCAGTCATTGAAGGTGGCGTTGAAACGGCTGCGGCCACGCCATACATTGGCATCGGTGCCCTTGTCAATGTCAGAATGAACATTGAGCTTGATGCGATCGTTCCAAACCGCGCCGCCGTATGTCTCGTTGTAGGCGGTGTCCAGCAGGATCCAGGGCTTGGTGCCTGCGGTCACAAACTGGTTGAGGTAGGACCAAACGATCACGTTCCACCGGCCATACTGATAGTTGAAAGCATTGTTGGCGGTGACCGGATCCTTGTCCGCACCAATGGCAGCAAACACATCCTTCTTCAGATCAGGATCCTCAGGGATCAGGATAGTGTTGGGCGCCACATCCAGGATGTTGTCATCATCGCCCTTGAACAGGTGCATTGCACTTTCCGCACGGCCCAGGGCTTCCACGCTGAATGCGTCGCTGAACTTGTTGGACTGCTTTGCGCCCTTGACCTTGGGTGCATGAGCAGTATGGAACAGTGCAGCACCGTCTGCGCCGGTGATATCAAAGGCTCTGCCCCGGAACTTGACAGATGTCTGACCCTTGATTGCGCCGCCGAACAGAGCTGCACCGAACAGCTCGCGGGTGCGGTGATAGGAGGTGAGGAAGGCCTCGGGCTGCTTCTTCATATCCATCAGCTTGCCGTCCTCCACCATCTCCTGAGAAATGGAGAAAGAATTCTTCCAGGTCTCATACACCAGCATCTTGGAGTAGCCCTCCTGCATGCCGTCCGTGGGATATGCACCGTTTTCGCCAACAGGCTGGAAGCCGTCCATAGCGGTCATGGAGGTCATCAGATCGCCAAAGTTCTGAGAAGTGCCCATGACGAACAGCTCCTTGATGACACTCTGCTGCTCAAACTGTTCGCCCCTCTTTTCCAGGAACATCCGCACAGGAGCCTGGCACTTGCCGAAAATAGAGTTGTTCAGCTCGGAATTTTCAGAAAAGGTAATTTTCATTGTCTTGGTTCTCCTTTCTTGGGATTAGATAAAGCGGCCTCTTACCAAGGCACCGGCAGTGGTTGCCTCGATGTAAGTGACCTCAAATGTACCGGCTGCAGCTGCATCCACCTGCAGACCGCCTGCGCTGACCTCCAGCTTGCTGCCCTCAGCAGCGCCTTCAGCTGCTGCGGAAAGCTGGGTCTCGTATACCGCAGTGCGCTGGATGCGGGTAACAGGAATCGGCTGACCCTCCGCCACCGTGATGTTGGCCATGCAAAGATAACCGGGGGTCGTCTTGCTTGCCGCTGCGATGGGTGTCAGTGCGCCACCTTCTGCATTCAGGAGCTGGCCCGCCTGATAAGTACCGGCCTTCGCCTTCATGTACTCCCAGGGGAGCACGGTGCCGGTATCGGTTGTGTGTACAAAATACATGTGGTTTCCTCCTTAAGTTTTCTTGTATTGGTTGTAGTGCGCCTGGATTTCTGCATCCGTGGCATTCGGCATGAATTGCCTGTACAAGGCCAGCTGATCCGCGGGCACGGTAATGTTTCCGCCGCCTCGGACGGGTGCCAGACCTGTCATGTGATCCTTACCCCTGGCGTTATTTGCGCCGGCCGCCTGTGCAGCCGCCACCTTAGCATCTTCCAAGCGTTTGTGATTTAACAGGAAATGGGCATCCTTGAGGGAATAGCCCCGATCGACCATATCGCGCATTTCATTCCAATACGGTGCCTTCACCAGATCGTCGATAGACTTTACCGATGCATCCAGTTTGCCGATCTCTGCGATCTCTGCTTCGATCTGCGCTCTGGCCTGCGCCCTGGCCTGTGCCTCTGCCTGTGCGGCATCAGCCTGAAGCCTCTGCTGCACCTGCTGCACCACAGGGTGATCGCCAATGGCATGCTGAAGGCCCTCCGGGGTCAGCTTGCCTGCCTGCAGCTCCTTCTGCAGCTGGGCATCCCGGCTCTGCTTCTGCCACGCATTGAATTGCTCCATGTTCGTGATAGGTTCATTTGTGACGGTATTGACCAGGCCTGCCCTTGCAAAAAAATCCTGCATATCGGCTTCGTGCTTACTGCGTTCCTGCCGAAGAGCCTCCTGTACCGCCTGATCTGTCGCCGCCTGCTGAGCCTGTCTCTCCCGCCGACGGCGCTGTTCAGCATTTTGCCGGCGCTGTTCCGGGGTCAGTTCCTGCCCGTCCGTCCCGGGCTCCTGTGCCTCGCTTTGGGCCGGATTCTCTTCCGGCTGATTGTTATCGGCAGACTGAGGATTGTCCTCTGACGGATCGTCTGCGCCCGCAGGGTCGGCGAGCTCCTGCACTTGTGCGCCTGTGGGCTGTGCCCCCTCATTTGCAGGGTCGGCGAGCTCCTGCGCTTGTGCGCCTAAACCGAAAGCCTCGTAGACTTCCGCTTCTGTGATTCCAGCCATAATGGCTCCTTTCCGTGGCCAATATGGCCGCTTTGGATTTTCTCCCTATTCCTGGGTAATGTGTGCCGCTAAGATCGCGGCAAGGGTGCCCACACCGCAATGTCATTGCGAGTCAGTGATCACACTGGTGTGGCAATCCCATCGATTCTGTGGGCACATTGGTTTTTCCGGCAACCTTACTTCTTGCCGGTGCGCAGATCGTTACCGGTCTTGACAGTGCCCTTCTTGGGATCGGTGATCTGCTGAGGGGCTTTGACGGTCTGAGTGCCGCCGTTCTTGATCTTGCCGGCATAGCCGCTTCTTTCGCTCATAGCACTTCCTCCTTTCACTGCGCATTTATATCTGCCGCCACACATAGCGCGTATAGCGGGGGATATCACTTATGTCATTGCGAACCAGTGATCACACTGGTGTGGCAATCTCCGGTATTCCCGCAGCGATTCCGCTGTCGGTCATGCTTTGCACTCCTTGCCCCGGTATGCCTGTGGGGGTATTCCCCGGTGTCAGCTGTGCCGTCGCAGCCGCTCTCTCCCGCTCCCGCCGTTCCTCCAAGAACTTCTTGGTTTCACCGGCGCCGGGATAATGCAGCGCCTCCATTTTGCTCCAGAACAAAATCAGCGTTTCTGTGCTGGTCGGATCACCGAATGCACCTGTCTGCAGATTCAGTCGGGTCTCCTGCCACATAGCCGCCCGGTTGCTCGCCAAAGGTGCGGAGGTATCGCAGGAGAAAAGGAACTGATCGTTCCAGTACCACTGCCCGTCTGCATCCTGTTCCAGAAAGTCGTATCGGTTGAATTCTTCGTAGCGCATAGTGCCGGTGCTGTCCTTGTACGTAACCGGCCGGGGCTCGTCCGAGTAGGCAAGCCAGAACTTAAACATCAGCTCAAACAGCTGTGCATAGGCCGCATTCTTCATGACCCGCTTGCTTTCCAACCGGCCCGCCGCCTGTGCAGCTGCATATTCCTTTGCAACTCCTGATGTTGCCGTAGGATCTCTTCTGCCCTGGAAGGAATCTGTGATACCCAGGATCTGACGGGCTTCCTCATACGCCTGGGCCAAATACGCCATCTCATATTGCAGGTTGCCGCTGAACTCATAGACATCGATCAGGTTCTTCTGTGCCGGGTCATTCAAATAGATCCTCTCCCCGTCCTCCGTGTCGATGTTGATATCTGCCTTGTTGGGCAGCGTGATCCGGGTACCTGCCTTCAAAAGCCGATCAATGATCTTTTGGTGCATCCGGTTGATGGTGTTCTGCTGATCCGCGATCATATCCGCATCAGAAGATCCCAGCAGCTGACCGTACACAGACACGCTCCTCTGCAGAACGATGGGATACACGTCCGGTTTGTAAAACGGTATCAAGGTGGGGCTAACCACCGGTTTTCCTTCATCATCGAATGCCGCCTCCGCACCAGGGAGCTGAACGCCGCTTTTGGTTCTCATGGGCAGAAACACCGCTTCAAATTCCTGCTCCGTGTCTGTAAATTCGCTGCAGCCGCACCATGGGCAGCAGCCGCCGTCATACTTGCGGGGCTCTGTGGGCTTGTCCGCCACCGGCATTGCCGCCAGTGCGCTCTCCCCAGCCAGACTCTGCTGAGCAAGCACAGCTGCCAGGGCGTGCCCTGCCATATCCGTCTCCACCTGCTCTGCAGAGATCATCCCCTGCGCCTGATCGGGTATATCAGCCTGCACATCGTTGTTGATCACCTGCCCGGGCAAGGGGCGGACTCTGCCACAGGAGTTGCAGGTAGGAACACGTCTCGCCTGATAGTTTTCCAGGTCTTCCAGCTCCACATCGTTTACCCATATGTACTTGTTGATCCCGCCGTTTTCGTTGCGCTCAAAGCCCACATACATGGTCACCGCATCTTCAGCGGTGTGTTCTGCACCGGTAGAGCGAATGTCCGGCTCACTTTCCGATTCGTTATATACAGGCACTCCATACTGCCGGCGCACTGCCTCCTTGGTGGTAGGCACCTTAACAATGAACCAATCCATGTCCTGGATCCCGGTGTACACTCCCGGCTGAGGTGCGAACTGCTTGGGATGGATCACATTCACATCCGTTTCGCCCACGGTATTGTGGGTGCGCTTTGTGTTGTCCCAGTCCACCAGAAAGCCAACGCCACCCTGGAGCGGTACTGTGCGTTCCGCCATATCGTTCATGGTCTCAAAGGGCAGCCTGTCCAGCTCATTGCGAATAAAATGCTCGATCAGACTGGCAAGGTGCTCGTCCTTCTCCCGCCGTGGCGTCACCTTCGGCTGTGGGATCGATGCGCTGATCTGACTTTCAATGTTCTCGAACACGATGTTACGCACATGAGAAGTCTTCTTGCCGGCTTTTGCATCCTCTTTTACCATCGGCTTGAGCACATCCGTGCCATTGAACAGCGCCTCCCGCTCGTCCATCTTTGTCAGCTGCGGTTTCCAGTATTCATCACTGTCAGCCAGGCGCTTCTGCCACTGCTCCCGCCTGGCGCTGTTTTCTTTTTTGGTCTTCATTTCCTATCCTCCTGTAGTTCGCCTTACCAAACCGGTCTGCCCCACATCTGCTCCATGATCCTGCGATCCTTTTCCGATGCCTTCAGCCAGTCCTCTATCTGATCCTTGCTCCATTTCCGGCCCGATCCATCCTGCGTCTTGATCTGCATGCTCTGCTGCGGGCGGATATAGTAGGCAATGGCCAATGCCATGATGCAGTCATCATGGGCGCCAGCCTCAGCCTCCGGCCGCAGGTCCTTGCCCCGGACAAAGGTCAGCATTTCCATCAGTGTGTCCTCGTCGTTGATCAGATGCAGGTTATCCCGCATCAGCCGGATCAGCTCCGAAAGGATCACTGGTCGAGTGAGCCGGTCAGTGCGGAAGCCGAATGCGTGCTTGATCTTTCCGTCAAAATCGTCTTCCACTTCCCGCACATACAGCTTGGGATAGCCCATCTTGCCCAGCAGCTTCACCGGATACGTGGAGTAGTTAACCTCCGGGCCTTCCAGAGCATCGTTGTAGAACTTACCCAGGCAGTACATCTGCTTGGCATAGGTGTCCTCGTCATACTGGTGGCGAAGCACCGCCACCTGTTTTCCTGTGATGTTGTCCAGTACCTGACCGACAAATCGGTCACTACCCTCGTCAGCTGTATCGCCACCGATCACATAGGGCCTGCCCTCGCCCGGCTCTTCGAAGATCTTTACCGGTCCGTCCGGATCATCCATCCAGCGAATATTGCTGATGTGGATTCCGTCATAATCCTCCGTATACTCGAAAAAGCCCCGGCGCAGCCACCTCTGCTCCTGTACGACGGCAAGCCGCAGTGCCACTGCTTTTGCGTTGAACACCGTCTTGCCGGTGACACCCCACTGACCCAGGCAGTAGACCATGTAGTAGTACTCGTCTGTCTCTTTGAAGGCTTCCAGGGTCTCGATGGCTTCCTTGGTCAGGAATCGGTTGTCCTTGTAGGTGCTCTCATGTACAGTGGCGCGCTTGTCCTTCCTGTCGAAGAATCGCTTTTTCAGCCAGTGGGTGATGGAGATGGGGTTGAATGTGAGGATCATCTGCAGGTAGTACGGGAAATCCGTACGCAAACGGATGTCCAGCTGGTTGAAGTCGCCCTCCTCCAGCTCCGATGCTTCCTCGATCCAGATCATCGTCACGTTGTAGATGGACTTCAACTTCTCCACATCGTCCAAACCGGCAAACAATATCTCGCTGCCGTTCTTGAATCGGATGTACATATCCGAACCCTTGCCCCTGGGGATAAAGTCAACACAGTCAGAGTAGAACTCATAAGCCTGGCTTTTCAGCTGCTCAAAGCAACTTTCCCGGATGGTCTTTCCGACTTTTCGCGTTACCAAGGCCCGGTGTCCCGGCTCTGTCGTTGCGCGTTCTAGTATCTTCCGACCTGCAACGATGGACTTGCCGGAACCGCCGCCGCCCTTCAATACCAGGTAGCGGTTTTCATCAAAGAAAAGCGGCAGGAATGTTTCGTTGTTTGTCTCTTTCAGATTCCGCCACCACAGGGCCGTGCTTAAATGCTTGTCACTGATCGGCTTGCACATCCGTGCCCGCCTCCTCCGGGAAGTCTCTTACCATCTCCCTGATCAGCGCCACCCGCTCACTGAGCGGTACGTTTCTGGAAGAAACCGCCTTGCTGGCCCGCTCGCTCAGATCTACCTGGCGTTTCTCTGTGTATCCATGATTGTTCTGCAGGTCGAAGATCACGCCCTTCACATCCTTGCGGGTCAGCAACTGCTGCTCCAAATAGGTGCGCATGCGCTCTCTCGCTTTTGTGGTGATGTCTGTAAATTCCGGATGCTCGTCATGGTCGCAATATTCAGCCCAGGTACTCCGGTGGATACCCAAGGACATGCAAAGGCTGCCAACTGTGGGCGGCACGATAAACTCCTCTACCGTGGCCTGCTCATCCAGGCTGTTCAACACCGGCCTGTTCTCATAGACCTTGTGTCCGTCGCCGTCTCTGCGCCCCGTATCCACCTTTTCTGTCAAGGGCACTACACGGGTAATGGAAGCGAAATAGCGGTCTACCGCCTCGCCCAGCGTCTTCTTGGTGTATTTTTTCGGTCTTCCCACTGCTTTCGCCCCCTTTTCTTCCTTGTGCATCTATTTATGACACACGCACCCCCTCTTGAACCGTCAACTTTTGCGACTTTGAAAAGTTGACGGTTCAGCGCACATAAAATTCGGAAACCCGTTGCAAATAAAGGACTTTGATTTTTGAAACGAACATAAAAAAACACCCCGAAACAGCGTTTCGAGATGGAAATAATGCTATTTTTTCGAAAGAGGGGTTGACAAACCGGCAGGAATGCACGTGCGCACTGCCTGTTTGCGGTGCCCGGCATCTGCCTTCGGTGTCGAAGAACCTTGGCATCTGCCGACCGCGGCACCCGCTGCGCACTCTCTTTATCCGCCACAGGCGGTGTTCGCGCTCGCGTCCGTTTGCGGTGCCCGGCATCTGCCTTTGGTGTAGAAACACCTTGCCATCTGCCGACCGCGGCACCCGCTCCGCGCTCTCTTCTTCCGCCACTGGCGGCGTTCGCGCTCGCGCCCCCCTGCGCACGCGTTGTCGTGTCGGAAAACTCCAAGCCAATAGCACCCTTGCCTGATCACAAGGGTGTGGCTATGGAATTATGCAATCAACGGCGGCTCCTTTCGGCGCTTGGCGGGCAGTGTGTAGCGTATGTACTGTGGGCGGTTAGGCACATACTCCTGCCGGAACAGCAGTTTTGCCCCGGCAGGAACACGCATTTCTGCATCTGTGATCGCGATCCGGTCTTTGGGCTGCGGCCGCACCAGATTGCGGGTGCTGCGGTACTTCTTTGCGTCGGGGATTCTGCGCACCTGGCGGATGATGTACTCCGCGATCGGCGTCCGGTCCTCCTGGTCCTGGCGGAGCGGAGTCCATGAAACACCACCCATGCCGTACTTCTCCCACGCCTTGAGAAAAGCCTCCTGTACGCCTGCATTGACGATCAAATGATGGTGTACACGAACATACTCCCCTGTTTCTCCATCCATGTCTGAGGTGCAGTAGATGGCCTTCAGCTCTATCCCCTGCTTTTGAAGCCACCGCTTGACTCTGCGCAAAGCAAGGTCTTGTGCATGGGAAGCTGCTTCCCACAGTGCGTTCATTCTTTCCGTTTCATCTTCAGAGTCGATAGACAATCCATTTTCACGTGCCCAGTCTTTGATTTTCTGCAGTCCTTCATCCGAGTAATCGAGACCAAGAAGAAGATCTCCTGCGGTGAAGTTGGCATGGATCTCTCTGGCGAGTCTCTTCTGTGCAGAGTATTCGTTCTGCTCCTGCTTGCGGACAGCATCCCGATCCCTTCTTCTGATCTTGCCTGTCGGCCGGGTGCCCGGAACAAAGAACTTTGTCTTTTCTCCTATGTCCCCTGCCTCATAGGTCCGAATGACCCAGTAACCTTCCTGCATCGTCTCTTCTCCTCTCACGTCATTGCGAACCAGTCCGCAGACTGGTGGGGCAATCTCCTGTTTTTATATAGAATGGTTGAAAACTTAGGCCCTTACCGAGCCCGCATTCGCGCGTGCGCGCGCGAATGAAAATGAGGATATTTGATTCTCTATGGGGCACACCTTATTTCAGATGTGACCCATGCAAAATCAAATTTCAGCCCGTTTGCGGGGACCGGCAGCTGCCTTCGGTGGCAAGCACCTTGCCATCTGCCGACCGCGGCACTCGCTTTTGCTCCACTTTATCTGCCACCGGCAGCGTGGAGCAACGCGACCATGCAAAACCAACGTTCCCGCTATTTCTTTTGCCTTTCTTTTCTCCGGGAGCACTTTTCCCCCGGTCGATCGCCTCTGCTGTGCCCTTCAACAAAGATATAATTGCAGGTGGCATTTGCATAATTCTCTCCGCCAAAATAGACGCACCCTCGGCATTCCTCCTGCATCTGCCGTTGTTTTTCCTGAATGTGAATATAGGTGCCGTCCTCCTGCAGGGATTGCATTGTGATCCCCTCATGGCTTTGCTTTCTTTTTACTTTCTTTGCACAGTTCGAGCAGAGCTTCCGATTTGGGTGGGCGTTTCTGAGCACAATGCCGCACATCTGACATTGCACACTGGACTCCGCCCACACCCGTGTAACCTCCTTGTCGCCGTAGATTGTCCGCTTGCCGCTGGCTGTCTCCCTGCGTGCCAAACTGCTCATGTAAGCGGGATCGCAGCCCAAAAACTGTGCGCTCGCCCCTTCCCCGCCGACAAACAGAACCTCTCCGGACGCTCTGTCCTTGATCGTATACAAATATCTACCCATTTTTTCCCCTTCCTTTGTGAAGTGATTTTGCAAATGCGATATAATACTTTCTGACGATCCGCTCCAGGGTTGATTGGGAAATATAATACCTGCAGCACACCGCCACAGCTCCGGCATCCGTGGTCACGAATTCGAAAAGGGCCTGGTGATACTCCCCACCGGCCTCCGCACAAAGCTCTCTGACTCGTTTTTGCCCCTTGCTATCCAGTTTCTGATACATCCGGGAGGCGAAGTGTATGTACCCCTGCAGATCTGCCTCTACCGGTATGGACTTTTTCACGCGAAACATACTCCGCCTCCCTTCGTCAATCATTTCCTCATGTCATTGACACACCATCCCGCTTACATGGCGTGGCAATCTGCTCCTAAACTCACACGCCGACCATGGCGCAAAGCTTCGCCAGAGCATCGATCGTTTCCTTCAGCGTGCGCCTGGTATCGGCCAGTTCCTCCTGGAAATTGATAGGCTCACTGCGCTTCTCTTCCCCGCAGCGAACTGCCTCATCTTTGCGACCAAAGAGGTGATTGCCAATTCTGTCGGCCAGTTTTCCTGCCTCCTGCGCCATTGCCCGGGTCTCATGGAGCATATTGCTCAGATCCTCCACCGGCATCACGTCCCGCGTCTCACCGGTCATGATCAGAGGCGTATAGCTCGTGTTCTGGGCCTCGTCGAGCGTGTTCGTGCCTGGAAAGCTGTAAGCAGTTCCGTGTGCGTAATTCATTTTGTTTTCCTCCTGATTGTTTTTTATGTGCAGTTCCCATTGGGAACACGCTTATGTATTATCCTTTAGCAGGTCAGCATATCTCTCCGGAAGCTGGTTGATATCGATCCAACCGAGATCTTCTGCCACACCATAGTCATAGAATCCCAGCTTTCCCCACTTCCTCAGCAGATACCAGCACCGCTTATAGTGCATAACACCTGCATCATATAGAATGTGGATAATATCCCGGATTTCCACTACTCTGATTGCTCTGCCGCGATACGTCACACAGAGCCGGAAAAACAGTTTTTCATCGTCTTTCATGGGTCACCCCCATTCCCCTAATGTATGAGCTTCTGTTGCTTCCAGTGGCAACACTCGTATTTTTGCGGTGAAAATCACCTCGTTGGCGTATTCTTTATGCTCAAATAGAATGAACCCACTATTTACCAGCCCTTCTACCAGTTTTTCCGTTAGTTTTCTCTTCATATAGCGCTGGATGTCAATTGTTCCCTCGCCCATAAACGTTTTAGGCAATACATGCTGTACAGCATATTGCCTCGGATAAAGTGTTTGCGTTCTCACCAGCGGCGCGGACGGAACAATCAGTTCTGGAAAGAGCTTAATCGCTGGCTTATCCTTTAACTTGTGATAGGCTCTGACGAAGGCCGCCGCATCGTTACGCTGCAACCCCTCCGCCATAAGCATCTTCATTGCCCTCTTGGTACTCATATCAGCTCCTCCTCATACGGTTCAAACTCGGTCATGTACTCCCATTCCCAGTGTTCCTCCCCATATGTGCTATCGTCCCAAATTAAAAACTTCAGCCCTGCCACAGCATATACAGTGTATTTGAGACCAGTGGTCTTGTGTCTCACTCTAAACATCCAGCGCACCTGCTTCCTTCCATGCCGCGTAGATCTGCTGCCCCTGATGGGCAAGCCAGTCCACCATTTCCTCGTTCATGGCCCAGCTCTGCGCGGTGCAAGAGCACTGACACAACCCGCTTTCGAAGAGGAATGCGTGAACGATCTCGTGCCGGATCACCTTGCGGATGTACCGCTCCATATTGGCCAGAGTACCGCTTTCCTCCCGTTCCACAACGATTTCCCGGGTAGTCCAGTCGCAGTATCCGTCGCAATCCTTCAGGTTCTCGTCCTCGCTCTCCGACCGCTGCTTAATAGTCCACACCGATCCGAGAATATGTACAAGCCTTTCCGGCTCCGGCTCAGCTTTTCGCCCCGCTCCAACAGTCTTCTGGCAAGGCTTCTTTTCATCCAAAGCCATCAATGTCATTTCAAGCCTGTCCGTCAGTGCCATAATCATCCCTAGCATATTGGGATTAAGGCCTCTCGCTTTCTCCCGAACCCTCGCAATCAATTCCTGATCCGTCATTTTTGACTTCTCCTGCTTCTTCTGATGTAACTCGGTTTTTCAGCCTTCCACTTTCGCCGGGCGCCGAACCGCCACCAGGGCGGCTTTCTTAACAGCCACCGCTTCAGCTGATATTCATACGCCCATTTCCGATACTGGCGTTCTTTCCGCGCTCGTTTCTGATTCATGTCGTACCCTCCTTCACATAGCACCAGCTTTGGGGGGCGCGTTTTAGTCCGAACTCGGAGATATGCCGAACTCGGTAGCCCTCGGTAGAGCAGTAGTCGATCATGTCAGATATTTGCCAAAACCAAATTTCTTTTCCGCCGGCATATTCTTCTGCCATCTGCATGGATACACAGGCTTTATCCACTAAACCCGGGCAATCCTCCGGCTTTTCATGATATGCCCCATATACCACAAACTCCGCCGGGATCTTGCCACTGCTGCCACTCTGGCAGCATAGTACACGAACCGGCAACTCTACCGGGCAGGTCTTGCGCATTTCAAACTTCTTCTCGCCGGATCTGATATCATTCAGATGCACCGGCTTAATCGTCGCAATGATCGTCTTCATTCTCTTCCACCTCCCGCGATCCGCAATTAGGACAGGATGCCCCCACATAAGGGCATCCGCATGCTGCGCAGATTTTAGTTGTCATTATCTTTCTCCTTTCTCCGTAGGAACAGAAATCATTTCCGTCACAGGCATTCAAGCCAAATGGATGCAAGCATTGTCGGCTCTCTCCACAAGGTTCTGAATGCTTGCAATCCTTGCACCGCACCACTTCCACGGCATCCACGGTGAGGGCATTCTCGATTTCCGTTATTGCCGTAGATATCCCACACAAAAAATCGTGTCCGCTTTGATTCGGCATTGGATTCGCAAACTTATCCATTTCTGCAAGCAATTTCCTGCGGTTAATCAAGTCCAGCCGCTTTTCATTTGGCATCTTGCTCCCTCACTTTCATAACCGCTGCCTTGCATTTCTCGCAGATTTTAGGCGCATAACATGAGCCGAAAACAGGAACGCCCTCGCCGCATATAAGACAAGGTGTTTTAATGTTGCTCTCGACACTCTCAGTTTTAAAACTTTTGAGATCGTTTTCCATCTTCTTTCCCCCAGGGTTGCCCCAGTTTCCGTTCAAACTCCCGCAATTTCTGCAGCAGCTGTACGCGCGGCTCATATTCATACCTTGGAATGATCCCTTCTCGCTGTGCCAGGTGCTCCATATAGAACATCGTGTCATTGATCAGTGAACGTACTTCGTGCCTATCCAGAACCAGTGCCAACACCTGCGGTGTCATAACGACGCCACAGATGATGTCCGCAGCTTGCTGATCAGCCACTGGGCTATATGCCTTCCGAAATTGCTCAATATGCCGCTGCATCAGTTCTTTGTCATCGCAGGCAGCAAGCTTTCTCAGGAGATCCAGTTCTTTATTTTCCATTCCCCTGCACCTCCCCGGCTTCATTCGCCTGATCGGCTGGAAAGACACCCACGCCGCATCTAATGTACAGCACCCACCGATTCCATGCTTCGACCTCCAGCCGCGGATCGGAGTGCATTTCACAGAATTCCGTGCCACTGCAGCAGCGGCACCGTGGATGACTGCCGCAAACAAAATACTCACCGCAGGAATATCCCAGGTGTGGCGTTTGCCCGCATACCTGGCAGGGTGTCAGTGCTTCCAGCTCGATCTCTTCCTGCCGGGCGCACCGGCCTGACACCTTCATGCATGAGGCAATGATCAAAATCACCGCCACGCATATCACAACGATACATCTCATCATGTCGCGCCCTCCTCTACCTGTGCTTGCAGCCATTTAATGATCGCATTTGTGCAATCATTGGGACACCGCTCCGGGGTGCAGTACTTCTCATCGCAGACATCGACCGTAAGATTGCCTTCATCTGCTTCCAACAAAAACCTTGCCAGCTCCTCATCGGTCATGGCCCGAATCTGATCCACCCTGGTAATGACCTTGTTTTCACAAGCTTTCTTATACCGGCACTTTCCGTCTGTGAAACAGCCTTTCGCTCCAAGCTTGCAACTTGCCAAGGCCATGCCGTCCTTATCCATAAAGTGCTTGCATCTCGGTACGTGGCCGTCACATGAATCCGCCGTCTTGCACACATCCAGGTGCAGACACTTTCCGCAATATGCCATCGTTATTCCTCCAATCTCAACTGGTTTTCGCGATATGCCGCAAAAAAGGTCTGCCCCTTGTCATTGACCATATACGGCAGAAATATTTCATCAACCTGCACCATTTCGCTCTCCAGGATGGCCATTTGGGCCTCAACCCAATCTTTTACGATCCGCCACGCCACACGCTCAGCCTGTTCACGGTCACATTTGACTTTCTGGCGGGCCAACACTTTCTGAACAGCATCAACATTCGCTGGTAGGCGAATACCTCGCACACCAGCTGGCGTGTCGATCAAGAATGAAATCGATACAATTCTTCCCTGGTCATCATAGTCCTGCATAATTTTCTTCGCTCCATGCTTAACCAGTTGACCCTGAATCGCTCCCAATGTAGCGTAGATGTCTACCTTGGTACTGTAATTAAGTAGCGGCATTGTCATGCATCCTCCCTTTGGATCAGAACGGTGTCGCACTGGTTGGCATTCTCGGCGATCCAGTTCAGCAGTTTCAACATGCCGGACACCTCTGCAAGAGAGGTGTCCTTTTCGCCGCGTTTCTTGTAGGTGATCAAATATGTATTGCCCATATCAAACACCTTCCAGATCATCGATCAGCTTGCTGAGCAGAGTCCTTAGCGCCTTGTGAAGCTTCTCCCCGGTCTCCGAATCAGCCTGCTGCACATTTTCCAAGGCCTCCAACATACACTTAAAATTCTCCTGCACTTGTTCAAATAAGGTTTTGAACACAGCCGCATCCGGACTAGACAACTGCAGTGCCTTCTGTGCCGCCACCAGTTTCTGCTCTGCCTGTTCAGCATTACGCTCTGCGGTTTCCTTGGCCTTGTTGGCGGCGTCCAGTTCAGCCTGCAGTTTTTCCGTGGCTTCACGGGCGGCTTCTGCCGCCACCTGCTGGCGTAGGCTTTCCATCATGGCCTCCGGGATCTCCGGATTCTCCTGGGCCTTTGCCAGCGCTTCTTTGGCAGCCTTCTCGTTAGCCTTTGCCTTCTCCAGCTGTTTCTGCAGTTTCTCCACCTTCTCGTTGGCGGCATTCGCTTCCCCCTTGGCCTTTACCTGGAGATCCCGCAGACGGGCGACATTATCCTTTTCCGCCGCAGTGGCCTTTTCCTGGGCAAGCAGCTCCTGCTGCGCCTTCTCGGCCAACTCTTCAGCCC